CTACGGTTACGTGGACTAATGTTATATGGTCTGGGGGAGTTACTCCTACTTTAACAGGTTCTAGTGGAAAAGGAGATGTTTTCAGTTTAACATCTTATAACGGAGGCAGTAATTGGATAGGAGCTGTGGTAGCTCAAAACTTAGACAGTACTAATTTATAAAATGTTAACATTAAAAGGACAAAATAATTTACTGCCTTATAATACTGGTGTAGGAGAGCGTAAATATTTAGCTGTTAGGTGGGAGGGAATGAATACCACAAGTGGTACTCCCGGTTATAGCAACTCTATTTATGAAATATATTTTTTTGCTGATGGTTGGTGCGAATTAAGAATCGGTAATTGGTCGGGTTCAAATCAAGTGGCATCGGGAGTTTACACTTCTCAAGGTTACGGTTGGAGTTTTGCAAATGCTGTATCTGCAGATACTTGTTACGTATTTTTCCTTAGTTCGTATACAACCTTTTCTTATTTAGCTAGTTCAGTCAATTATTACTATTATAATCACGCTTATGAGAATGGTCTTATTGTGTCAAAAACGACTTCATCTGCGAGAGCTCCATTATTAGGTAGCAGTGCAATAGCTTCAGCTAATTGGCCCCCAACGGGTTGGACTAGTATGCAGTCTCAATCAGCAGATGATCAAGCTTTAAGTTTATCAGTAGTTACAAATTGGCAACAGAGTTATGATGTGTTATATTCTTGGTATACCTATAAATCATTATCTGATATATATATAGTAAGTAATGGATATATAACTTTTGGTGGAAGTAGCACAGCGTATTCTGGTTTAAGTTATACAAACCCTGCGATAGATAAACTTATGATAGGAGCTAATGATAGAAGTCATCAACAAGTAGCTTGGAAAATAGGATATAAATAATATGGCAGTTTTACCAAATGATCCGCTTATATGGTTTGATTTTTCTCAAGGAAATTGTAATCCAGTTTCTTTGACTACCCCTAATTTAGGGACAATGGGGGGCGTTTTAAATTGTACTAGTGGGGTAACATTTAACGGTAACATTAATAGTGGTGTTATGGTGTTAAATAATACAAATAGTTCATCAGGAATAAGTGCTTATATGGATGTTTATCAACAGTCTCTGACAGCGCCATTACATCGAGATTCTACATGGGTTATAACAATTTGTTATGCTGATACGGTTCCTACTACAAGTTTTTTCCCTCTATTTTCTATGGGTCCTTCATGGGGTTTCGCATATATAGCTACACAGGGTTCATCGCAAATACGTTTTGGTGGTGTTCAAACTTTTGCTACTACTTATCCTACTGCAAAAAGATTTTATACTTTTATAAGAACTTCTAGTTCAAATGATTTTTTTAATGCGTGTAAAATATATGATCATTATAGTGGAAGTTATTCTTTAAATTACAGTTTAAGCGCTCCTTTAGGCTTTATAGATCAAAATTTTTTAGGAACTCCAAGCAGTAGTACAAATGGAATAATTCGCTTAGGGGCATATTATACTGCTGCAAGTGGTTACAATGCAAATCTTATGATAGGAGATTTTGCTTATTGGCCTTACGGGATGAGTTCTGCTCAGGTAGATGATGTGATAAGTTATCATAAGCATAGATATTCTCAAAATCCAGTTTTACCTTAAAAATGAATAGTACAAATTTTTACCAGATATCAATTTCAGGAAGTGTTTACGACATTTTAAATGGTCCTTCAGCACTTCCTGTTACATTTTATAATACATCTAATTTTGATAACTTGGAATTTAGTGATCCTAGTTTATTGACAGGTTTAAATTGGATGGGGCATCCAGAAGTTGGTTTTTGGAGCGGAATAGATACAAATTCTATTCCAGAACATGATTTCACTCAAAATGTAAATTCATCTACTGAGCTAGTTCCAGAAAGTGGTTTAGTAAAAGTTACATATTTTTTAACTGAAAGATCAGATTTAGAGATATCGGGATCTGTTAATTCGTGGCAAAATCAAATAAGACAAACTAGAGACCAATATTTACAGATGACAGATTTTACTCAGTTGTCTGATGTGCCTATTTCTACTGGGTTTAAAGAAGAGTATAAGGTCTTTAGGCAAGAGTTAAGGGAGATGTTTGATGATGTTGGCCCTACTGGAACTGGATTAGTTTGGCCTGACATGCCAACTGGAGTTCCTAATATTGATTTGCCACCATTACCTCCATTTCCACCATTGGTATAAATTAGTGTAAACATATAAAGATATGGTTTCTTACAGTGTACATAATTTAGCTGACGAAATATTCGCTAATGAATTTGATTATGATAGTGGATATGCGCAATTTTATTTTATTAGTGGATGGTTGGCTAATAACATTGGCCAATTAAACACAAAAATTTATACAGAATTTGAAGTCGTAAGTGGCAATTTCACTCCAACAGGAGAATTCAAACAAGAAGAAAGAGCTATTTATAAACAAATGTATTTGTATGAATTTTATACTAAAAAGACGCGCCAAGTTTTGCGCGGCGTCGATTCTTCTGTTGATTTCGTTTCTTTGAGAGAGGGTGACACAATGATCACTCGCACAAATAAAAATGAATTAGCTAAAACTTATAGAGGCTTAGCTAACGACGCAAAAACTGAAATGGATCAATTAATAGATTCTTATAAAATATTTCAAGCAGCTCCCATTCAGGTCGCTGGCTTTGATGGATCTCCTCTAGCAAGTGGATCAGCTTATTAACATAAATCAAATACACGAATAAATAAAAAAACCCCGTCCGACTGGACGGGGTTTTTGCTTTGAGAGTTATTAACCTAATTTTCCAGTTCCTAGCTTGAAGAAATCGGTTATAATTGAATCTGGTTGAGGATAGCTTCCAGACATAAATACGCCAGCTGTTGTATCATTAGCACCACCTAGCTGAACTGTGTAAGTAATATCTACAGATTGATTATCACCAATAGCTTCTGAATATGTTTCAGATACCAATTGAGCATTTTTAATTTCGTAACGTATTTTAGGATTGGGGCTTGATGAATCAGTGTCGTTAAGAATAACTGCAAAATTATATTTACTGGTATCAGCCATTGTGTCAAACAAGTTCAGCGCTTTTAGTTCAGAAACAACAGCGCTAATACTTAATTCCATATTAATAGGAACATCAACAACCCTTGTGTAACCAAAGACGCTACCTAATCTTTGTAAGATAGTTCTTGTTAAAGGAATTGAGAAGCTAAAAGATTGGATGTGTGCTGAATTAGCTCCGCTGATAGCTACGCCACCATTGCCTTCTGGGAATTGAATAGTAATATCGCCGGGACGAAGAGCGCTTACGGTAGAGTTTCCTGTTGTGAATCCTGTGAAGTTCAGAGATGAATAATCTGAACCAGTAAAATCTCTAGAGTAATCTAATTTATAAGCTTTACCGCTTGCAATATCGTCAAATTTTACAGCGGGAGTCGTGAATAAATTAACTGCTGGGCTATGTCCTGAGATAAAGGTCGCATTAGATCCTACTTCACTAGAGGCAGGTGCTGAGCTTGTGCTCACTGAAACTGGTGCTATGTTAGCATCAGTTTTAATATTAAAGGCTTCTACAGTTACAGTAGCTGTTGGGAGACCACCAACAGCAGCTTCGAAAGAGTAATCTGTGATAAATCCATTTCCAATTGACACAACGGTAGAAGTAGGAGATAGTACGTCATTTTGTCCAACGACATCTTCACCGTCTTCAACTGTAAGAATATAAAAATTATTTCCTTGTAAATCTTGAAGAAGTCCTGATATAGATTGAGCGCCTAAAAGTCCAGTGGACATATTATCGTCTGTTACTCCGGCTCCTAACCCAGTTAAATTGAATCCCATTAATCTTTCATTATAACCATCAGTTACATAATAACTGAAATCAAGACCAACTGTGGGTGGTTCTGTAACGAGGGTATCGATACGAGCTAGTTTACCGAATTCATTAACATCTTGACGATTTAATGTGAAGTTGAAATTGCAGCTTTGAATGCGGTCCATTTTTTTCAACAAAGAAATACCTGAACCTAATTCTCCTGTGCTTATTGGCCCATATGGAGCTGATGACTTAGGCTCTGTTCCAGCAGATCCAACTCCGCTGACTTGAGCTCCAGTAGCGCTAGGAGCGATGAATAAAGCTTGACTTTGATAAATTACACGATTTCTTGCCATAATATTTTTAAGTTAAATTGTTATTTTTATTTACAGTTTATACTAGATGTTGTGAAATTTTATAATCGCGGATATCTGCTAGTTTTTATTTCGAAGTCAATAAATCCTATATTCATATCAGGATTTAATTGTTTTAGATCGTTGTCTCTGATTTTAGAAGTTTCGACATCATCTATATAAAATTTTTGAGCTGAATTAGCTGAATTAACGGCTTTATAATCATATCCAGTTGGATAAACGCCGCTTTTTACTGCGCCAAACTCTCCTATGGGATGCCCAGTCATTGGGATCTTATTAAATGTTTCATTGAAAGAATCAGCAAAAGTGCTTAAAATCCCATCTAATTGATAAAGATTTTCACAGAAGGCTACAGCTTTAACGTAACAGGTTGTTAGGTCTTCTCCTCCAAAAGCAAAAGGTTGATTGTCCATTTGTTCCATAGAAACAAATACGCACGGAGTAGCTGGAGTATAAGGAGGAATATAATTTTCAGTAACAGTAAATCTGCTATTTGTGATATATTTATTTTGAATTATTAATTTTTCTTCAGTTTGATCTGTTATATAGCTATTTATTTCTTTAACAGAATAAGTTCCTGATATATCTAATCCAGTTGAAACGCCGCTATTAAAAATAATTCGACCATTATCGAAATCAAATCTCATGCCGCTCGTTCCTGTCGGAACGAATGCACTGTCAATTGTCACTCCGCTAGGGATAGTCGCTCCAGTAATACTATTGTCATAAACCCATTGTTTATATGGAGATCCATAAACGACTTTGCTATCACCTAATCTATCATCAGAATAATTATAAAATTTTGTTGTGTATGTTTTATATGCTTCTACTTTCTTTAGTAAGAAATTATCGAACCAAAGAAAAAAACTACTCACTACATCGTGCGAAAATGTTGGTTTCATAAAGTAATGTTATTTAATTCTTTAAATTTTTTTTCGTATTTATTTATAAGAGCAGATATGTACTGAACATTTCTAAATCTTAATCCGCGATTTACTTGTTTTTTGGATTGGATGCCAAGTCCTGATCTACTTCCTCTTGATTTTTTTAAATAATATCCCAATCCAGATATACCTCTTTCAATTCCTCTCGCCCAACTTCTTCCAGCTGCCCAAGGCATGGGTGTGACGGCAAATATCATTTTAGCTGTGGGAATGTCAAACGTAGCTTTTGCAATGCCAGAATCTCCAGCAGCTAATCTAAATAAAGATTTATTCAATAATTCTCTGATAGGTTGAATAGGGTTATAGCCAGCATCAAACCCTATAAAAGAAAATAAATTTGTTCTGCCATTCAATGTCCCTGATATATTTGAAGCATCAATTCCAGCTTCTATTTCTCTTGTAACTGGGTGAGTCTCAAACTCTTCGATCATTTCTCTTTTTATTTCTTCAAATTTATTTTTTAATAAATTTTTTCTAGCTTTTACAAAAGTAGAATCTTTTTCTAAATCTTTTATTAATTTTTTATATGCTGGGTCCATCAATCTTCAGGTTTTAAATATAAAGTATAATATTGATTATCAAATAAACCGTGCGGCCTAAAAGATGAATCAACAACATATCTTTTACCATCTAAATCAATTCTTTTTGCATCTTTTATATAGCTGTAATCAGTAGCAGAAATCTTTAATCTGACGCTTCCTACTATGGCATCTATTTTAAATTGAGCATCGACGCCGGGGCTAGACCAATATTTTTTAGTTATATCGTCTTGATATTGGATTCTCGCCTTAAAAGTCTTATAAACTGGTGTATTTATGTATGAAGTAGTACTTCCATCTCCAGTGTCATATAAAGGATTAAAATTAGGATCAGTTATAATAACAACTTTTGAAGCTTCTTTATAAACGGTAATGTTACGAGCAAATGTTTCGTGAACATCATCAATTATCGAATTCAATGCTGCTTTCTCAGATGCTGATATTAAGCTTGTCGCCATATTTATATTTACACTGGTTGAAAAACTTTAGAATTATTAATATTATATACATATAGCAAAAACTATGGCCAAAGTTTTACACACATTTAAAATTAAAAGACTTGCTGAAATCGAGGAAGAAAGGGAAGAGAAAGTGAAGAATGAGTCTGGGGAAGAAACGACTCGCACTTATAAAGAAAAAGTTTCCAAAGAAATTCCTGTTGAAATTAAAATCAATCAGCCTTCGCGCCGACAAATGCAGGAAGCTGATATGGAGTTTAGTGTCGAAATGAGCAGATGCATTCGCAGCGGTATCTTAACTAAAGCGATGCTTTTAAATAAATATTCAGATACTGGGGGGTTGATTAGCGAGTCAGATGCTAAAACAATGGTAAATGCGGCAGATGAATTAAGAGATCTGCAAGCAGAATTAACTATTTTAAATTTAAAACCAGAATCAGAAAGAACTGATAAAGAGAAGGCTAAGATGCATGATCTTACTTCTACTATTTTAGCTAAGCGTAAAACTTTGATGGAAAAAGAAACGAGTTATATCACTCTTTTTAATCATACCGCCGATATTAAAGCTCAAAATAGAGCTATTTTATGGTACATTTTAAGTTTGACTTATTATAAGGATGAAACTATTGGAAGCGAATTTCAACCTTTATTCCCCGGAAAAAACTTCGAACAGCGTGAAGCTGTGATGTTTGATTATGAAGATTCAGAGAATGAAATTTACAATAAATGCTATAGCAAGCTAGCTAGTATTGTGAGTCATTGGTTTTTTACTAGTAATGTAGATAGTGAAGAATTCGATAGAATTATTCAAGAAATAGATGGACCAGAAGAACCAGAACCAGAGCCAGAAGAAGTATCAGGAGAATCAGGAGAATCCGATAACTCAAGAGAAGAGTGATTCTTTAAGAAGGGCTTTCAGGGATATTAAAAGAGGATTCTCTAAGATACACATCTTAGGGAATTCTTTTTATTTAAAGCATATATCTTTTGATGATCAAATAGATATTGATGATGTGTATGATAAATATTTCAAAGAAGCTCAAGATAGAGGAGTTCCTACACATGAAGAAACTCTTGAAAGACTCAAAGAAGAAGGAGAATGGAGCGACAAGCAAGAAGGAAGAATAAAACAGCAAGAAGATTTTGTTCAACAGCTAAGAAATAATAAAAAAGTTCAGTATCTAAAAAAAGAAATTCAAAGATTAAATAAAGATATTGCTGATGGAATTAAAAAGCTGAACGAAATGAAAAATGAAAGGGCGGCGCTATTTTCGAGAACGGCTGAATCTTACGCTGAAGAAAGAGTAAATGATTTTTATATTTTAAAATGTTTATATAAAGATTCTAAATTAACAGATTTGGCTTATTCTGAAGAAGAGTTCGATGATATCGACTCTGAGGATCTGTTTGAAATTATAAAAGAATATAATAAAGTATATTCTAACATTAACGATGAATCTATTCAGTTTATTGTTTTACAGGATTTTTACAATTTGTTCATGCCTTTTGCTGAACACGCTCATGAATTTTATGGTAAACCTGTCTGTGATTTAAGCTACAATCAATTAAAACTCCTTATTTATTCAAGATATTTTAAAAATATTTTCAGTAATAATGATAAGATGCCTGATCACATCAAAAAAGACCCTGAAAAAATCATTGATTATGTCAATGCAAATGAAAATGCTAGGAAGCTAGTAGATAAAAAAGGAGAGAAGGAAAATGCCGCTCAAACTCTTGTGGGAGCGACAGAAGAAGATATGGAATACATTGGCTTCAAAGCTAAAGGAGAAAAAACCACTTCTCTAGCAGAAGAAGCTAAAAAGAAGGGCGGCTCACTTTCTATGGAAGATATGATGAAATTGTTTGGATAACATGAATTTATATTATTTTTTAGTGTAAATAGTGTAGTATGCCAGTTCAAGTCAATGTAGCAGCCGATCAACAGAATTTAATTAATTCTATTGAGAGAGGGGTACGAGCTTATAATCAAAGATTTTCGAAGAGTAATACGATTAATCTTAATATTAATGAGCGAGGTTTTACTCAGCCATTGGGTCGAATTACTGGTGCCGTTAATGATTTCGAATCAGCGATGGCAGCTTCTAATGCGCGTGTTATTGCTTTCGGTGCGTCTACTGCTGTGCTGGGTACTGCTATTGCTGGTTTTAGATCTTTAGCTAAAGCTAGTATTGAAGTTGAAAAGAATTTGGCAGATGTTAATCGTATTTTACAATTAAGCACTAGTGACCTTCAGACTTTCGGAAAAGAACTATTTAATATTAGTAAAAGAACTGCTACTTCTTTTAATGATGCTTCTAAGGCTTTGCTTGAATTCTCTCGTCAAGGTTTGAGCGCAGAAGAAACTCTAAGAAGAACTAATGATGCTTTGACGTTAACTCGTCTAGCTGGTTTGGGGGCTGAAGCATCTGTTGCTGCTTTAACTGCTACAGTTAACGGTTTCGCTAAAAGTGGTATTACGACAACTCAAGTTTTAAATAAATTAGTTGCAGTTGAACAGGCTTTTGCTGTTAGTGCGAGGGACTTATCTGAAGGTCTATCCCGTACTGGTCAAGCCGCTCAAGAAGCAGGAGTTAATATAGATCAATTAAATGCTTTAATTTCTGCAGCCCAACAGAGAACTGCTAGAGGTGGTGCTGTTATCGGTAACGCATTGAAAACAATTTTCACTCGTTTACAGCGTAGTGATACTCTCGATAGATTAGAAGAATTTAATATTGCTGTTAGAGATGTTCAAGGTAATACTTTGCCAGCTACAACAGTTCTACAAAATTTCGCTGCAGCTTATAATAGATTAGCTGATGCTCAAAGAGCTCAATTATCAGAACAAGTCGCTGGTGTTTATCAAGTCAATATTTTAAAAGCTATTGTAAGCGATTTAAATTCAGAGCAAAGTATTTATAACGCAGCTTTGATAAAAGGGGCCAGCGCAACAAATGAAGCTTCAAGAGCTAACGCTCAATTAAATCAAACTTTGTCTGCATTACTTGTTCAGGTCGGAAATAATACTCAGCAACTAGCTTCAACAATTGGTAGTGTTACATTTGAACCTTTAGCTAAAAGCGCGGCCAAAGCAGCTAATTCTATAGTTGAAGCTATTACAGATGTAATTACCGGAGAAGGACTAGGGAGTGATTTGGCTAATGGTTTATTGAAAGGTATCAGAAATGTTTTAGCTGGTCCCGGCGCTATCGCTGCTTTTTATACTCTATTTAAATTAGTTCAAAGTTCTTTCACTTATGTAGCTCAAGCATTACCTCAGATAGCTGGCATAACAACCGAAACACAAAAAAGACAAAATTTAGAACAAGCCATTCTTGGCATATTGCAATCAGAAAATAATATATCTAAATCTATTTTAGGTAATACTGGAAATCAAAAAAGACAAGCAGAGATATTATTAGGTGTAGCGAGACAGCAGACAGCTCAGTATAGAGAACAGTTAGCTTTAGCAAATAGCTTGGCTGGAACTTTAAGAAATCAAGGAGTTTCTGTCGGAGCGAGAGGCTTACAAGCTGGAAGAACAAGAAGTGGGGGTTATATTCCTGCTTCAACAAGAATGGCTGAAAGAGCTGGCGCTTTTGCTGGTGGATATGCTCCGGGTAAAGTTGTTAATTCTCCTGTCGGGGGAGTGATGAATACTGCTGAAGATATTAAGTATATGCCCGGATTTGCTCAGCCATTTATTAATCCTCCTAAAAATTCTAGAGCAGGAAGATTGCATAGAGCAAATGCGGTGAGGCAAGTCGGTGTAGATCCTTATCAATATCGAGGGTTTGTTCCTAATTTTAGCTCTTTATCTTTAGGTAGCTTATCAAAATACAAAAGATCAAAAACAGAAATAGAACAATACGCTGATGTAGAAGGATCTAATATTAATACTAGAGATACTTTAGATTCTGGTTATGACAAAATTATTAATTTTGATGCGACAAAAGTAAAAGGTTATGGAAAATTATTAACATCATCCGCGACTGGAAAAGCAAGTAAATCTTTTGGAGATAAATTTGAAAAAGCTATTTTAAAAGCTATAAAAACTAATAACGCAGCAGCTTTTGAAGGTGGGATTAGTCAGAGTTTAAGAAAACTTCAAGCCGCTCATAATTTAAAAGGAGGGTTTAGTTCTGCTATTGATTTTATGAGTGCAGACGCTTCTATTTTAGCAGAAGCAAAAGGAGGTTTTTATGATGATGCAGCTGGAGATAAGCCCCCTAGGGCTATAGCGGAGAATTTGAGAAGAGCTGAATTCGCTAGATTGTTTACGAGTCAAGGCCCAGAATACATAGATACAGAAAATATTTTAATACAAAATAAAAATTTTGGTTACGGTAAAAAGCAACAAGCTCGCTTAGAAAAAAATTATGGAAATATTAACGTAGATAAGACTTATCTTGTTAAAAGAAACAAAAATTCTGGACATATTCCTAATTTTGCAGCTGGCTATAGAAATCCATTTACTGGCGCATTAAATAATGCTGCTATAGCAAGAGGTATTAGAACTGGAGCTTTAACTGAAAAACAAGCTCAAGAAATGGGATATGCTACTTCAAGCTCGAAGATAGGAGCAAGAAAAGCTAAAAGAGCTGCTGCTGTTGGAGCGTTAAATTATCAAATGGTATATGTTCCTTGGGATATCGAAGGTTTTAGAGGAGGAAGAAGTGGGGGTAGGTTAAATATCGCTCAAGGAACAGCTTATGAAAGTTTTATTTTAAATTTACTCAGAAGTGGTCAATTAAAAGGAACCACTTCATTAGGTCAATCTTTTTCTCTTCCGGCTAGGCCAGATGTTGTTTCGTCTGCAGCTTTAAAAGGGGGGTCAAATGCTCGTATAGATGGTTATTCTTTATCTGCTGGTGAAATGTATGAAATGAAAGCTGGCGGCACTGGTAATACTGCTTCCGGTCTTCAGGATAAATTTATCAAAGCTATAGAAAATAATCCTGAAATTCTTAATCCAAAAAGAAAATGGAAAAACTATATTTTTAGGACCACCGCTGCTAAAGGAAGAGGCGCTAGTGGTGGATTCATTCCTAATCTTGCTTATAAAGGTGAAGTCATGGATCTCGAAGAATTTATTAGCGGTCAAAAAGCTATTTATTCTGAAACTCCATTTCCTCATGTTAGAAATGCGAGCCAACCAACATTCGCATCTGCTATCGCAGATCATGGTGGTTTAGGTAATGCTTTAAAAGATTCTTATAGAAATCAAAGTGCTGCTGGAATGGTTTATGGAGGCTACGTTCCTAATTTCGCTCCTAAGGGTACTATAACAGCTAAAGCGGCAGGTATAGACAATTTATCGGCAGCTGGAAGTGAATTGCAAAAAACTTTTTATAAATTGCAAGGAGCAATGAGGAAATTAACACAAAGCACAGATTTAAGTACTAAACAGCGAGATATTTTGCGTCAAGACTTGAGGACTTATGCTAGAACTATTGACTCTGCAACAGGATCTACTAAAGCTTTAGATTCAGTTAATAAAGCTTTAGCGAATTCTAAAAAGAAAAATAAAGCTGCAGTAGATACAAATACATCTGCGACAAAGAAAAATACAAGTAGTGGTAGAGGTGGAGGAGGAGGTTTATTGGGATCAGGAGGAAGAACGGCTTTAGCGTTTGGTGGACCTATGATTGCTGGTTTAATAGAACAAGCAGCTTTTGGGAATAGGCAAAGAATTGATTTATCAGAAAATGAAAGAGCTGTTCAAAGTACATTGAGTACAGGTTTAACTTCTATATCAACGGGTTTTGCGATAGCGGGACCAATAGGGGCTTTAGCTGGGGCTGCTGTTGGAGCAGCTTCTGCTATAAATGCAATGTCATTAACAGCAGAAGAGTATACTCAGCTTGCTGATAAATTTAATTCTACTACACAAGAAAACGCCGCAGCAGCTAAACAGTACATCGAGGCTCAAAAATCAATGGCATCTTCTTTGTCTGGAGAAGATTTTCAGTTAGCTTCTGATTCAGCCGCACAAGCTTTAAAAAAGATAAAAGATGTGAATTTGCAAAAATCTTTTGAAGCCGCTGGAAATGATGTTAAAAAATTAACAGAATCTTTAAAAACTTACGAACAAACTAGACTTTCAGGCTTAAATAGAGCTAATCAATTAGCTTTATCAAAACAAACTGGAGAAGCCAATGAGACAGGTTTTATAGCGTCTATTCTTCAGTTAGAAGAATTTTTTCCTACAACTAAAAGAAGATCTGGGGCTTTGCAAAATTTAGGTTATAGGACTGACGTTTCTGAAACAGGATCGATAACTTTAAATGAGGGTTCTAGGTCTAAGGTTTTAAGGGATTACTTTCAGCTTTTTGATGATTTAAGTGAAGTAACAGAAGGAGAATTAGATGATTTTGTTAAATTAATTGAAGAGCAGAAATCTAATAAATTTTTTGACACAGATGCTGTTGCTAGATTTTTTCAAGATGTGGCTGGTTTAGATTTTGTAGACGCTCAATCTAATGCAGATTTACTTGATATTTTAGAGGACGGAAGCAATGTTGTTGGGCAATTTATTTTTAAAAATTTTAAAAGTTTAGTTGATGATATTAAAGCCAAAGATTTTGAAGTCAATTTAGGAAAAATTCTCTCTGAAAGCAGGGGTGCTGCGGCTGACAATTTTAATAATATATTTAGGTCTATAAATGATTCATTTGACAGGATATCAAACGAAACATTAAACGTTTTAGAGCAAGCTAGATCTGATCAACAAATAAATAAAACTATACTAGATTTTACTACTTCTTTTACTGATAGTATTTCTTCTTTTGTTTCTAGCAATTTGCCAGATTTAGAAAGATATCAATTCGCTCAGTCTGCAGCTAGGCAAAAAGCAAATAATCAGTTAGCTCAATTAGCACAAGATTCAGATAATTTTGAGCAAAATCAAATAAATCAAAGAAGGCAAGCGCTAGAAAAGAATGCAGACGAGATATCCGCTTCTTTTGAAAAGAATTTATTTCAATCTCAAGCTGTTGGTGAGATTTTTAGAGATAGAATATTGCCGCAGTTAAAACAAGGCAATTATAATATAAATATAGATGAAATACAAAAACAGTCTCAAAAAGATGCTGTATTGGAATTTAATAAGAAATATTTTTCAGAATATCCTCAAGTTGGGATTTTTGGGGAAGTTAATGATGTCGGTCAATTAACGGATAATGCTTATGGTAATTTATCACAAGAAGAAGCATCGAAGAGAATCAAGAAAGAAACAGCTAGAATAGAAAAACAGTTAGAGTATTTGAATAGGGTTAAAGGTGGTGCTGAACCTTCTTATGAAGGTTCAGTTGAGACCGCTCAAAAGCAATATGATAAATTAATTCAAAAAGCTAAAGATTTACAGGAACTTGAGAAAGCTGTAGGCTTAACACAAGAAGAAAAGTCTAAAGCTGAATTAGAATCTTTATTAAAAAGAAAACAAGACGAGCAAAAATTATTTGAAGCGTCAGCAGCGAATGCTAAAAAAGAATTTGAACTTAATAAAGCTTTATCTGAGCAAAGGATAAAAGCCGAAGAAACTTTAGCTGTTCAGAAAGCAAGAATAGATGAGAAAAATTTAGCTAGAACCAGAGCCGCCGAAATAACTTCTTCGAGATTAGGATTTGCTTCAAACATAGATCAAGCGAGAAGGAGAGAGCAAATAGCTCTTTCAGAAGATGCTATGAATGATCCGAGGGCTAATTATGGTTTAGGATTGAAAGAAATTACAGAAAGAAGAATTAAGGCTGAAGAAGATATAATTCAACAGAGAAGGGCAGCAGAAGATGCTCAATTAGATATTGAAATGAAGCAATCTTATTTGAGATTAAATGCTGAAATTCAAAATACAAATGCTTTAAACGATTTAAATCAAACTGTTCTTCGGTTAATTGGAGTTCAGCTTAGTGGGGATGCAGAAGTTAAACAAATTAAAGATTTTGTTAGCTTGCCAAATAATGTTAATGTTGATGACGAAACAATAAAAAGAACATTTGGTGATCAAGCTGCTAATAAATTCTTTGCGTTCCGTGAGGTAGAAAGTTCTCTTTCTCTTCAAACTGGTACACGTTCTTCAGCTTTAGAGGAGGCTTTGGAGAAACAAAAAGAATCCGGGGAAATAGATAAAGAAGCTTTAAGGATAGCTGCGGAAAAAGATGGTTGGAGTAAAATGGAGTTAAAAATGCTAGAAGAAGAATTGGAGAATAGAAAAGATGTCTTAGAAATAGAAAGAAGAATTGATGATACAATAAGAGGAAGAGCTAATGCTAGAGCTAGAGAGGGAGTAGATTTAGGGGGTAATTTTAGAGCTGGTATCGGGGCTATGAAATCAGAATCTGATGCTATATTAAATAATTTAGCTAGAGAAGCTCCTTCTAGATTTGCAGATGGAATGGCTAACGCTTTAAGTGAGGTCGCTCAAGGAACTAAAAGTTTAGGTGACGCTTTCACTGACATGGCGATTGATTTTGGTAGAATGTTGCAGCAGGAAGTTTTCAGGGCTTTAGCTCAAAGAGCTGTTGGTAGCGCACTGACGGGTTTATTTGGTACGGCAGGTAGTGCTGCTGCGGCTGCAGCCGGTAATATGCGCGGAGGCATCATTAAGGCTCAAAATGGAATGTATATTTCTGGAGGAAGAACCGGAGATAGAAATTTAGCATTATTGGAAGATGGGGAATATGTCTTAAATAGAAATGCTGTTAGAATGATGGGGGGTCCGAAAGGTTTAGATAATTTAAACTTTAACATGGCTCCTAGATTTGCTTCTGGAGGAGCATATTCACTTAGACCTGAACAGCAAAGATTAAAATCTGGAGAATTAGATTTCACTGGAAATTATATATCTAGTAATTCTGCTGGACGTATCAATGATGATATGTTCACTTCTTATGCTTTAGCTGAAGACAAATATTTTCAAGATAAGAAGCAAAAAGCAAGAGAAGCTTTAGAGAGAAGAATCCAAAAAAATTATGAGCGAAAAATGAAAAGAGCTCAATTAATTAGTTCTATTGTGGCTGCGGCTGGCAGTATAATGATGGCGTATGGAGCGTCTGGTATGGCAGCTAGTAGTGCAGCTGGGGCGCAAGGTAAAGCGGCTTTACAGGCTGGACAGATGACTGGGGCGGATGCAGCAACACAGGCAGGTTTACAACAGGCTGCTTCAAAAAGTAATTATGCTTTTGGGCAATTTATGCAGAAAAACGCAAATAATATATTGGTAAATAATATACCATTAAATACATTAGCTTCCAGCGTAAGTGGAACATTGTCAGAAACTGTATCAGGTTTAAGAAAAATAGGAGCTAATGATGCTTATATAAATAATTTCTTGTCTCAAGCTTCAGCGGGTCCTGTTGGAAAAGGAGTTAGCGGCATGACTTCAATATCATCTGGTTTATCAAGTCAAGGAATTGTGGCGGCGCAAAAAGCTTCTAAAGCGGGTTTATTTTCAAGGCTATTTTCTAGTGGAGCTGGTATAGCTTCTGGAATAGGTAAAAGGCAAGTGGGTGGTATAATAGGTTATAATTCAGGTGGATTTGTTCCTCATGGTTCTAGGTTAAGTGATACAATTCCTGCAATGCTTACTGGTGGTGAATATATCATGAATAATAAAGCTGTTAAGAAGTACGGACTGGGAACAATGAACGCTATGAATTCGGGGGCCTACCAGTCTGGGGGTATGGCTAGCAGCACAACTAATAATAATAGTACTAGCAATAATAATACTAATATATCTGTAAAAATAGATAGGGCTGGCAATTCTGTGTTTGGCGCAGATTCTAATAGCTATGAGCAAAATGATGTTATTATGTCTAAGAAGATGGCTAAGCAGATTAATTCTATTGTTTTAAGAACTATCAGTAATGAAAAAAGATACGGCGGCGAACTTTCTAAGAATGATCTAGGATGAAAAACGCAAAAACAAATTACGAAAATATATTTTACTTTGACCAAAGGGCTTTATCTGGAGTTCTATCTGTAGATGGTTCTTATAATTTAGCTTATGAGCCAATAAATGTTGTTGGGAAAGGGTTTTTAAAACAAGTCATGGGTTCTGTGCCTACGGCGAGCATGTCAGTGAGTAGATATATGACTTATTCAGATCCTATATTAAATGCTACTGGCGAAAGATCAAGATTAGCTATTCCATTTAGCGCCGGTTTGTATTATAAAAATAAATATTTTGCTTTTAATAATGGTTATTTAAATTCTTATGGTGTTAGTTGTTCTGTTGGTGAAGTTCCATCGATAGAATCTCAATTTGAAATATATGGTGATATAGGGCCTAACTTTAATCCTTCTGGAAATAAAAATGTTGGATCAGTTTTCGTGCCTCAAGTAAAAAATATAATATTAACAACAAAGGGGTCAACAACAAATAGAATAACTCAATTTAATATTGATTATAATATACCTAAAGTTCCTATATATGGTGTGTCAAGCGCTGATTCTCAATTTCCTATTGAGGTCCATAATATGTATCCAATAGAGGTTACATCTAGCTTTACGATAGAGATAGATGATTATGAAACAAAAAGTATTTTTGATGATTTGTCTTCTAGCGCATATTCTTCTTTTTCTATCGATGTGAAAGCATCTATATTAAATAATGTTGGATTATCTGACGCTGATGGCAATAATCTTATAGATGCTATTGATGAAGAAAATTTTAATTCTTTTGATAAAGGAGATGATCCATCTATATTCACTTTTAACGCTTCGGATGCAGTTATTGTTTCAGAACAAGTTAGTTCGTCATCAGACGATGTAATGAGTGTAAACTTATCATATAAAACATATTTAAATTAAAATGGCTAAATTTACAGATTTAACTCCAATATCTGGCCCTAACATGACTAATAGTTATGTTTTTGCGGTTTCCACAAGCTCAGATACAAGATCTTTGAGCTTGGATGAACTAGAGCAATCTTTTACAGGTTTGAAAGCCAAAAGTACTGATGGGATCAGTATGTTAGGGAGAACTGTGCCTAGTGGTATAACTGTTGGTGATAACGGGTTTGTTGGAATAGATAATGACGATCCAACTTTTTCTTTGCACGTTGGCGATTATAATGGAGTAACAAATCCAGAAATTAGAATAACTGGAGCTAGTTCTTCTAGATCTGTTGCTGTAACAATGTCTGATTCAGATATTTATTGGAAAAATATTAAAAAAGCTTCTGACTCAGATTATTATATTCAAGTTTCAGATGACGACACTAATTATACTGGAGTTTTTAATATAACTACAGGTGGTAATGTTGGTATTTTTGATGGGTCTTCTGATGTAACAAATAAATTGTATGTAAATGGTGGAGATATTAAATTCCAAAGCGGCATTTCTGGTATTATATTTGATCCGGGTAAAGCAGAGATTAAAACATCTGTAGCTTCAGATATTTTTTATATTAATCAGAGTAATACAGATGATATCTGTTTAGGTAATGATATATTTTACGTTTCTAATAATGTTTCTTCTCCTGCTGTGGGTATTGGTACGACTTCACCAAGTAGTCCAATAGAAGTTCACGGTGAAGATACGATTATTAATGTTGCTAATGCGACTTCTTCAAGAAGCAGAATAAGAATAAGCAATAATGTTGCTGTTTCGTTTTTAACTATGCAATTGAATAAGTTAAGCATAGGGCCGATAAGTTCTTTAAGCACAAATAATATTGTTTATGATTTATCTAATAGAAGATTAGGGTTAGGATCGACTGCTCCTGATAATAAATTGCATATTTATAGTAATACGGATAATAGATTATTGAAGATAGAAGGTAAAGCTTCTTCTGTTTCGGAAGTTTTTCAAACTAATAATTTTAATAATGATGAAGTTTCTTATACTGGTCCTAGGCATTCAGTGTATACATTTGCTAGATCTGTCGGGACTGGTCCGACATTTACGAATAATGTCAGCAAATGGGGTATAGGTCTGTATGACGATGGTGTGGCGGATTCTTATGAAGATGTTTTTGTTTTTAGAGTTGATTCGGATACTTCTTCAGCCTCTTCTATAAAAGCTTTTATAAATAGAGATGGCGATTTAGATATAAAAGGATCTTTAACTACTGATTCTGATTACACTAAAGGTAAATTTATTCAAAACTATCACACAAGGTGTGTATCTAGTGATATTTATATAAATCCATTTGAAGAAAGTTCTTCTACCAGCGCTAACGCTAGTAGCAGCACCGATAACGCTTTTGGGATAGCTCCTTATGCCGGGACAATTAAAAAAATAAAAATTGTAACAGCTGATACTTCTTTAACGCATTTTACTGCTGGTGCGAGATTTGAAATATCAGTTGTGAACGCTTCTTCTGGTGGAACCGATGAAGAGTTAGATTGTTTTTCAGATGTTGCTGCTACAGCTCCAACTTCTTTACCGACAAATGGAGTAGTAGCTCAATTCAATTTAAGTAGTGTGTCTAGCGCTGGGGATGTATTTACTTTTACGAGTTTTTCGGGTGATCCAAGTTTTGCAGAAGGTCAATTAGTTCAATTTAGAATTTGTCAAGCTGGAGGATCAGCTACAGATATTAATTGTACTATCATGTCAAGTATTTCTTATACAGTAGATTAAAATGGCTAAATTCTTTAATTATAAAGACATTGATTTTAGAATTAATGGAAGCATCTTTTATGCTGAGCAAGTTTCTTTATCTGCTCAAGCTTCCGTTGAGCCTGTTATATTAAGTGATGGAACATTTTTGAATTATGCTCCAAAGGGAGCTGTTGTTGGGAATTTATCTTGTGATTTTTATTTGAATGGATCATTCCCTTCTTTTTTAGATGTGACTAACACAGATGAAAGCGCCGTGACGGTTTCTTTTGCGGGAATAACAATAAACAATGTTTTTTTAAAAAATGTGTCTTTTTCTGTAGAGCCATTTCAGCCAGTTTTGATTTCAGCGGAGTTTGATTGGTATAGTAATATTTTATTTGAAAACATGAAAGAACAATCTAATTCAGCTAGGCAAAGTAAGCCTATACCATCTTATATTGCTCATTCTTATAAATCTTATATTGATCAAAATAATTTCTATCCAGATGATCCGAATGATTCTTTAGGTAATGTTGTTTCTTTTTCTTATTCCACTTCTTGTGATAGACCAATATTCTTAAAAGTTGATCAAACAATTCCTTTTAGATGCGCCAAATTAAATAAAAATATAAGTGTAGATTTAAGCGCGAATAATTTAGGCAAAATAGTAACAACGAAAGGAAAGAATATTTCAACTATTATTTATTTGAAAGATTTCTATGGGCAAAGTTTATCTACTTTTTCGATCAACGGTGTTATGACTAGTCAGAGTTATAGTGTTTCTTCTGGAAATTATATGTTAAGTCAGGCTTCTATAGAGAAGATGATAACGGAGGAGAAAGTTTTGGTATGAGTTATTTGATATCAGGATTAAATATTCAAAATATTAGTGATTATGATTCAACTCAATCGTATAATAAATATGATGTGGTTGATTTTCAGTTGTCTACTGCTGTAGCGTCTTACCCTCAAAAAGGGGTGGATGGGATTAGGTTTTGGTTTAATAATGAAGCATTATCGGATTTTTCTTTAAATCAAGATTACGATGTTACTTCTTGGACTAATAAGGTTGCAGCAGATTCTTATCTAAAGCAGACTTCTGAGGACGACGAAGAAAAGCCTTATGTTGATTTTAATGCTGATTATCTAGAATTGTCTAATAAAGAAAATTTATTTGGCAATACTTTTGAGGTTGGAGAAAATATTAACAGTAGAACTATTTTTATTTGTTTTGATCCTGCTCCTTATTCTTATACCACTTTCGATAATCAGACGCTGATGCATTTTGATACAAGTAATTCATTTTCTTCTTCTTATGGGAAATTAGAGATAGGAGGTAATGACTCTTTTTCGGATGCGTCTTTTAATACGGATGGAAAAATATATATAGATGGTGTCGGTTACGAAGCTTATTCAAAAATTTATAACACTCAGAATATAATTTGCATCACACTCAGCAAGAGTGGAGCAACAAAAAATTTAAAGTTGAGGCACAATGGAAAACAAATAGCTGATTTAAACACTTTTAATGATAATTGGTTCAATAGCTATTTAAAAATAGGGGGAAATAATGGAAATATTGGTATAAAATATTACGACATAATTGGATTTGATGGAGTTTTAACAGAAGCTTTAATTCAATCTTACGAAAAGTATTTGTTTGAAACTTATTTTAATATAGAAGGATTATTTTTTGCAAAAAAGGATGTTCCGGCTGGGTTAGAAACTTCTCCTTTAGCTGGCGGAGGTGGTACTTTTTATTGGACAAGGAATATAAATGAGTTATTTAATTTAAGTTATGGTAGCAGTGTTGATTTTTCTTGTAAGTTGTCAACAACTGATTTTGATGATGGTTATAAAAATAGCGTTGCAAGAAATATAAATCCTATAACAGCTACATTTAATTTCGCTTATGATGGGTTGACGGATATAGAAGCTAAAAGTTTGATAGCTTTTTTTGAGAATACTCCAGAAGCTAAAAAGAAAAGTATCTATGAGGATTTCGAGGGAGTAAACATGGAGTTGTTCACGCCATACAAAAAAGATTCTGAAATTTATTTTTTAGACATAGATCATTCTACTCCTTACAATAATATAAATTCAATTAATATAAAAGGAGAGTCTTTATATGATAGTTCGTTGGATTATAAAGGCTTGTTGGTGCAGTTGGATGAACAATATATAAGGACATATACGTCATCTTTAGAAGGGTTTGAATATAACGATGTAGTGTATGTAGATAGTTCAGTGTTTAGAGATAGGGGGTACTATTATTATACTGGGGATTCAGTTCAAGGTTCTCTTCCAGAAGAAAATGGTCCTTTAGGAAATGATTCTCATTTTACTAAAAATTTTTATTTCAAACAAGATATAGATTATAGCGTTCCTTCTCAGATAAGGTTGAGAAATTTAGATTTAGAAAGTTCTACTAGAGAATACGCTAAAGCGGGTATAAATTATAATGTTTTGCAATTTGATTTAAATTTTTCAAATAGATCAGATCGGGAAGCTAGGGCTATTTTAAAGTTTTTTGATTCTAAGATAGGATATAATACATTTAATTATACTTTGCCTCAACCTTATAATAAAACAATAAAGGTTTATTGCCCTGAATGGAGTCATACTTACAATTTTAAAGATGATCACAGCATTAAAGCTAAATTTATAGAATTCAAATCAGCAGCAGATTATTATGCTGGTTTTAATAGTATTGTTACTTTTGTCCCATGAGTGTTACTTATTACGGAATAGAATTAGAGGATGTTCCAACAGGATTCGGTATTTATACTGGTATAAATATTAGAAATGCTGGAGATACTCCTGTCAGATATGACATATCAATAGAAAAAGTTGATGTAGGGGGTATCCCGCCGGAAGATGAAGTAGATACACTGTTTCTTTTGAAAGATTTAAACGTTTTTACATCTTTAGAATCAGAATTGCAGATTGAAGCTAATCCTAATTCAAACTCAAAGTTTTATGTTGTTCATAAACCTTTTAGAACAGATACTGATGATTATGAAACAGCTAGAATAACCATAAATACTCTAGCTTATAACGGAGATGAGGATGACGAAATAACTATAGACGTAACTGGCGTGAGAGTAACTGGAGCTCCTAATGAGCCGCCAGTTCCAAATAGTTTTTACACAGTTCTAAATTGGAATGCTACTGATGGTGTTCATGCTAAATTTAATTGGTCTTATATTAAAACTAATAGTTATGTTACTGGCTTTAAATTGGATTTAGCATCTGATAGTTCTTTTTCTTCATTGGTTGATGAAATATTTCTTCCTGTTGAAAGTAATAGTTCAGACATATTGCCAGATTTTGGAAAATATGCAGCATTAAGTGGTTTTGATTTTAGCTTGACGGCTAAAAATTTAGGTTTTGGTTCTAGCTATTATGCTCGATTGAAAGCTTTAAATAATGCTGTGTCGCCATTATCAGCAGAAAGTAGTTATGTTTATGGCCCAGTATTCAGAGGTAGCAATCCAAATTTAACTCAAGAACAGATAGAATCAGCAACATCTGCTCCTCCTGAAATTGTTTTAACGCCGGGTAAACTGCAAATAATATATAAAGTTACTGAAAATAATAATCCTGTGGATGTTTTGCTTTTGTTAAAAAATGAAAATGGTGGAAATGGTTATAATTTTATGGGGTATAATGAGGCTGAAATTATATTTGAGCCGTTACTGAATAATGTGAGCGCTTCTATTGTGGGTAATTCTACATATCCATCACCTTTGTACACATTGGCTCCAAATGAATATTCTTTTAATGTTGATTCTAATAATATTTTTAAACTGACATTAAAATTCAATAGAGTTAGTTTGTACGGTTATGGCGGTGAAGGGGTGACGCCTAATTCTTTGGTTGGGGGTAATGGTGGGGCTTTATTTAATTTCGATAATTTAAACTATACAGATAATGGAGTTTTGAAGCAGTTCAACTATTATATAGTTAAAGATATATATTCTGAATTTGTTGCTGGGGTTGGAGGAGGACAAGGTTTCGTCATTACAGATACAGATACGGAGGATAGAAATAGCGCGATTTATGTGAACGGAGGCCAAATAGATTATGTTAATTATATAAATTTAGTTGAACAAGACGTTCAAAATGAATCTCTCAATCTTTTAAATGAACTAACATGAATAGTAAAACTACAAATAGAAATCAAAATCAAGATTTTTATCTGAATGGAAAAAAAATTTCTATTGGGCGAGCTGTCAAAGCCGACTCTAATGGTTTGTTGTTGGCTTCTTCTACGATAAGTATAAAAAACAATAAAGATTCTAAAAAACCATTATCTTCTAATATAGTTGATGTAACGAATAAAAATATAGTTACAAAAGATTATTCTGGAAATTTATCGAGATTTACAATATCTTCTGCTAATACTCAAGGTTTAAAAATAGAGCCTCTTGGTGTGGCTGGCCAAACGGGATTATCTGTTCAGCCGGTTTCAACGGAGCAAAATCCAAATGTGTTTTTAAATTTTTGGAATGTTAATTTTGATAGGAACTTTTTAGCGTTTAATTTTTCTAGCGATTCTTTCGCCGGTTTATCTGTTGGATCTTCGTTTACAAGTTGGCAAGATGAAATAACAGAGCAATCTATATCTGGTAGCGGAGAGGTCGTTGAGGCTTATGGTCAAAAATTTTTAAAAATAACTAATGGGTCTAGATTTTATAGCACACAATTCAAGTTAAGAAATGTTTTGAATCCAAGTTTTGGTATTTTAGTTTTTGCTGTTGCAACAACAGATTCCACAAAAACTACACAAGAAGTACTTTCTCCAACGAGAAAAGTTTTACAGTTTTTAGATAATGTTACGTATGAGATAAAAACAGTCAAGAGTGAATATGTTGATGAGACTTTAACTATTCCTTACGTGGATAGGCAAGATAATAAAATGAAAAAATTCACAGTTACTGTCAAAAAATGGGTTCAAAGCTATAAAGTGTATGTAGATCAATGGGGTTCTCCAACGAGTTGGCCTACAAATATAAGTTGGCAAGAGCAAACTTCCGAAAAAGAAACGTTTATTTACTATAATAGCGATAAATATAAAAAAGATAATCCGCAGGTTAAATTTATTGGTAGTCGTCCTGAGTTAGTATCTGAGTTTGATGGTAAATATCCGGTTAGATATAGTGGAACTACTAATATGGTTGATACTTCTTTGAAAATATTGATTTCCCAAACAAGTGGTACAGATTTTGGGAAAGGAGATTACAAAATATTTACTTATGGATATGCTTATTCTGTAGAAATAGATCAAGGAGTGACTACTGAAAAAACATACACTGAAACTACTTCAGGCTATGTAGAAAAGATAGATAGGACACCAGCATATTCTTATAATCTTTATCAGACTAATTTTGCTAATATCCAAGGTTCTTCATCTGTCAATTCTGCTCATTTTATAACTTCGACATTAAATACTTTGAGGTGGGCGTCAAGATCGGGAGGGGGGCAAACCCCTTTTATAGATTTCCAAATACATCAAACAGCTGGAGAAACTGTAAATAATTTTTCTGGAGGAATAGATGCTAATACAATTCAATTTAAAGAGGATTTAACAAATTCTGCTTCTAATTTAAGTTTTCCAGACACGAAAACAGATTTTATTGTTAGCGAAAGCTCTGGAGATGTTACTTATAAAAAGTTCAAATTGTTTTTTGTTCAAATGCATACTGATAGTGTTCAAGAAGATGTTGCATTTGTTAATTCGTCTTCGGAATTATTAAACGGCATTTTCCTTACTCAAGGAGGAATTGATCCTCAATATAAATATGATGCTAGAAGCAAAGCTATAATGAAAGCTTGGGAAGAGCTTGGTTATGGGGTAGAAGAATTTTATCCTAGTTCATACCCTGTTAATTTAAATGAAATTTTAACTAAAGTTCAATTTAATACGATTATTAATGGAAAGCAAGCTGATTCATCATATTATAGATTGCAGCAAGCTGCGGATTTGTACAAGCAAGATGGATATTTAATGGTGGCGCAAACAGACGGGTTAGGTAAAGGGAATTTCGTAGATTATGCTGTTTCTTTGGGTCATAATGATGGAAGTGTGGTAGATTCAGAAATATTTTTAATGGATTATTTATATGGTTACGAACAAACTAAAGAAAAAAGAGATAATAGGTCTAATCTTCTTATGGAGCATTTAGTTCATAAGTATAAAAATTTAATTTTTAAGACTTCTGATGATGATTTTCAAATATCTAATTCTACTAATGCTTTGCAGTTTAATATTCCGAGCGCTCATCCTTTCATTAAAATTCACACTAAAGGAGAATAAATAAAATGTCAGATTTATTTTTATTACAAAATAACCAGATAGTAGATTTGTTTGAAATTAAGCTTAATGATTTTGAAGGGTTTTTAAGATTTCATGGCTCTAAAAATTATAAAAATGATTTAGTTTATAATGGGCAAATATATCTGTATATTCCTTGTGAGTTATCTCAATTGAGTTATTCATCTGAAGGAAAACAATCTAGACCAACTTTAACTATAGCGAATATAAATAATTTCATAACTAATGTTATGAAAGATAGAAGTAGTTTATTAGGCCGGAGGCTCTCTAGAAAAAGGGTGATGGCTAGAGATTTAGATAATATTAATTTTGGCGGAGAAAATAAAAATCCATTTGGTCAGAAAATTTTAACTTCTTATATAAGCTCAGATACTTTTGTCATAAATAAGAAAGATTTTGAAGATAGAGATAAAGTAGAATTTACTTTAAGTAATATTTTAGATACAGAAGGTCTCACGGTTCCTAATAGAAAAATTTATAATAATTTCTGTCAATGGCAATATAGAGGTTGTGGTTGTAATTATGGAAAAATTTACAATTATGACGGTCCTATTGTTAGGGTAATGAATGATACCCAAGTAGGCTCTGTTACTTTTGAGCCAAAAACTTTAAAAGACATATGCGATGACGAGGGCATAAGTAGTAATTGTTTTTTGTGGCTGGATGAAGATGGTCATAATTTAAATAACCCTCTGACAGAAATACAAACAGCAAATCTATTGAGTTACACTGAAGCTCAAGGAAATATAGCTATAGCAGGAACAGCTACTCCAGACATAAATACAGCTGGAATAAGTAAAGGGACTCATTATGATAAAGATAGTGGTGCAGGTTTATTTTTGAAAGAATGGATAGATAGATCGTATACGATTCGTAATAGCGGTTCTGCAAAAACAGTGTCTACAAATTCAAATAATTTTGCGATGAGATATCGTTCTGAGAGTAGGAAACCATTAAATGATAAAGTTAAT